CTGCTGTTGGGTTTTGCATCCACTGTGCGTTCCATTTGCTTATCGGTAGTGATGCTTTTACTGACAACAACTCTTCTTTTTTCCAAAACTCTTTCCATAAAGGTTCTTCTGACTCAGGCATAATCGCTGGAAACTCAACCACCTCCCATTGGTCTGCGTGTGTTTCAGATTGTCTTTTCAGCAATCTGCCAGCCAAATCTTTTGTACTCCAACGAGTCATAACCAAAACGATGGTGCCGCCGGGCTGCAATCTTTGGCGTGGTCCACTTGTGTACCACTCCCAAGCTGCATCCATTGCAGTCGGCGACATTGCATCTTGTTCTGAATGGGGGTCATCTATAATTAATAAATCAGCGCCACGTCCTGTTATAGCGCCACCAACACCTGAATAAAAAGCTTCTCCACCATCGTCTGTAGTCCATCTACCAGCAGACTTATTATCACCTGATAAATTTATGTCAGGAAATATGGTTTGATACTCTTCGCTGTCTATAATATTACGCACTCTTCTACCAAATCGCACAGCAAGTTCTGCCGTGTGTGTCGCTTGTATTATTTTTAAACTTGGATTTAGTCCCATCATCCACGCAGGAAAATATGTAGATGCAAACTCTGATTTGGTGTGTCTAGGTGGCAACATAACCATAAGTCTTTTGCATTTGCCTTGTGCTATGCGGTTTAGTTTTTTTGCGAGAACTTTATGATGTCTACCCATGATAAAGCCATCCCATTGATGTTTTACAAACTCTAAAAAGTCAGATTTACATTTGTCTCTAGCATTTAGATTTTTCCACTTATCAATAAGGGTTAAAGCTTCTACTTGCTCATCCCTAGACAAAGCGTCAAAAGATTTAATTTTATCTAAATCAATCATAAGGTGGAGAGCCAATAAGTATAATTAGAGGACAAAATTGACTCTCCTAACATGCTACATCGGAGAGAGGAGATATATGAACATCCACAAATGAGCATGTCAATTAGACTTTACCCCATTCTTGTCCTTGGAACAATAACGCCTCAGCTTTTCTTCTTTTTTTTAGGCCTTCATTAGGCACACCATTAACTTTATTCCATCTTTGTATCTGATAGGGTATATCTGCCCAATCTACATGTGTGCTGTTTAAAACTTTTAGTAGCGTAGAATTTTTTAGGTTTGAAGGACCTAGATTAAATACCCATGATACAAGTGCGTCAAACTCATTTTGTTTTAAATCAACTGTAACCATATCGTTAATATAGCCTTCGTATTCTTCAAGTTCATGAGCCAATAAATCCTCTGCTTCTTGTTTCGTAATCGTCATACCGTCTTGCACAGGACTGCCATCTATAAGCTTTAGGCTCCCAAAGCCTATGGTTGGCTTATTAGCTGGGCATCTGTAAGAAACGACCATGCCGTTTTCCATGGGACATCCCTCAAAATGTTTTATTAAATTAATACCATCTTTGGATATTTTCATACTATTTATCTCCTTCTTTTGTAGTAATTGTCCTATAATACACAACAACGTCTTTAAGTTCATTTATATACCTTTTAATTTCTTGCATATTGTATGCCATGACTTCGTAATCAGGCACAGTCATTGCTAAAAATAATACCTCACCTTCTTGTTGTTCTATTCTAGCTAATTGTTCATCTACATTATCAGGTGTGACAACAATCCACATTGGCTCTTTCAAATCTATTTCTCTTGGCATCACAGGTTGCACTATGGTTCTATCCATTGGTTTTGCTGTAACTTCTATTTGTTTAGTTGGAATTAGACTGCAACTGCAAGCCATCATCAAGGTCGTCAACATCACTGCTGAGTTTTTCGATGTCTTCCATAATGTGTTTTGTACCATTATTTATTTTCCTTTCCATTTCAATTGGGTCTGCTAATATTTTTGCAGACAGTTCATAATCTTTAATAAACTGTGTATATCTATTTAGTTCTCTTTGTGCTGCTTGGCTCTTAATACTTAAATTATTTAACTCAGTAGTTTGTAAAGCAAAATCATTCTGTAAAGATGCGATTGCTTCTTCTTGTGTAGCAATAGCGCCTTCTAATGCTTTATTATTAGCTTGCAGGGTTAAGTTTTGTTGATACAACCAATAACTACCCAACCCTAAAACCAATATAATGCCTATTAATATTTGTTGCATTACACATCCTCTATTATGTAATTTAGTCCAGCAGAACTTCTAAACTCAATAAGTCTATTATTTTCATCTTTAAATTTAAGATGTTTTTCTTTTTGCGTAATAATTTTTTTACTTATGTAAGACTTGTCGTCTGAATCGCCATAAATTTTATTAAAAGACACTGTTATTTTATATTTAGGAAAAAAGTAATTAGATATTTTTTCTATTACGTTTTTAAGATAATTTTTAAATTGTTGCACTAGACAAACCTAGACAATACTACAGATACCAATATAAAAGGATATACTGCCCATATCATATTTTCTAACTTATCAAAACGCTTTGCACCATCTTCTAATCTTTTTTCTATGTTTGCGTATCTAATCGAACACTCTTTTTCATGAGTTTCAATTTTATTGATTGCTTCTTGTGTAGATTTCATGAACTCACCGTGTATATTTTTAAGGGTTTACTTTTACCCTTTACCTTTATTGGTTTTAATGATTTTAACTTATAATTAACACTTTGTGCAGTATTTTCTCCAATAAGTATATCTACGCCGACTTCTTTTGTTGCAGACTCTAATCTAGCTGCTGTGTTTACAGCATCGCCAATCGCTGAATAGTCGAACCGGGTGTCGCTACCTACATTTGCTATTACCGCTTCACCTGTATTAACGCCCACGCCAATAGCTATTTCATGTGGCAGTTCTTTGTTCAGTTCTTTTATGGATTCTTGTATTTCAATAGCTGTCTTAACAGCAAGCTCTGCATGGTTTTCTAAGTCTAATGGTGCGTTAAAAATTCCAAAAACCGCATCACCGATAAATTTGTCTAGCATCCCTTTATTACGCTGTATACACTCAACTTGTACTGTTAAGGCTTTATTCATAATTTCTGTGACTTCTTCAGGCTCTAATGTTTCTGACAAAGAAGTGAAGCCACGCACATCAGTAAAGAGAAAAGAGCAAAGCCTTCTTTCACCGCCTAGCTTTAACAATTCAGGATTGTCTTGTAATCTTTTTACCTGTCTTGGGTCTAAGTAATGCTCAAATTGTTTTTTTATTTGTAATCGTAATTTAAACTGTTGTCTAAATCTTAGATAAAAAGCTATGGCTCCTGTAATAAAACTTGCGACTAATGTCCATGTTACATCTATTAATAATCCATCTTGTATGAGCCAATAACCGCTATAACCAAGTGCTAATGTAAAAACTACATAACTGATTGCGCCTAATGTCATGCCTAACAAATGTATTAAAAACCATGTGGCTGTAACAGATATTGCAAAAATACCTATTTCTGCTGCTAAAGACCAATCAGGTATATAAGGCGAATCTTGTATCAATATGGATTCTGCTAAAGCAGCTTGTATTTTATGTGGCTCTAACAAGCCAATTGGAGTAGCTACTTGTGGCATAACACCAGATGCAGTAACTCCTATAAATACTACCTTACCTGCAACACTCATTTCAGATAAAGTTGTTTGTGGTGTATCTACCCAACTTATCCACTTACGACCTAAGCTATCTGTTTTGACGGGTGGTATTCCTCTAATTGATATTTCCTCAACACCATTATCATTAGTTTTTATAATGTAAGTTTTGACATCAAATAAGGCTTTATATATTTGTGTGCCAAAACTAGGAATCCACTCATTGTCAGGTGTGCTTACTAATAAGGGTATTCTTCGCACAAGTTGGTCAACATCAGTGGGTGCTATCGCTAAACCTTGTAAGGTATTATTTGCGAGAATATCAACATTTTGCACTACGCCTTGCGATACTATTCCTTGTGCCTTATCGCCCATAATAACTGTGCCTGTTGGTTTGGGATATTTGCCACTGCCGTCTTCAAACATAGCTAATACAGATGGTATATAACCAAGTGTTTGTGCAAAAATCTCATCACCGCCCATGCGGTCAGCTTGTGGATATGAAACAACCCATCCTATACCAGCAGCGCCTTCGTTAATCAAATCTATCTGTATTTCTGCAAGTGTTCTTCTTGGAAACGGCCAACCGCCTCTATCTGCAACGTCTTTTTCGGTAATATTTAATATGACAAAGTTACCTGATTCAGGTTGTTCTTTTACGAAGGCATCAAAGGTTTTAAGTTTTAGTATTTCTGTTGGTGTAGATTGAAACACCAAGGGTAAAGCAAGTATGGGTAATATTAGTAGTATTAGCTTTTTAATTCTTTCTCCTCTAAAACCGTAAATGATTTAAGCTGTTGTATGTCATCCCATTTAGACCTTTTAATTTTAGTCCAATGATTTGCTCTATGTGTGCTTAAATAGGCTGGTCTTATTTTAACCCATTTCCAACCAATATCGCCAATCTCAAAATGATGATAACCGTGAGACAGCTTTCTTGCTAATGTTGGGTCGTTGTAAAACCGCACTAGGTTACGAGGTTTTTTTGCATCTGGGTGTCGTGGTATTGTTTTCATAATGTCTCCTTTGTGGCCGTGTTGTTTGATGTAAAATGGAGGGACTGCAACCAACATCAAACAACTTTGTATAGCAATCCTTCGACCATCAGATTGTATAAATGGTTGCTGTCCAAATTTAATTATAACAATTGTATAACAGATGTCAACACTTTTCTACACTTAATTAGATTGTGTAATTTTTATTATAGAGTCACTACCACCATTAATCTTAATTACATTTGATACGCCGTCTTGTATAAAGATGACTGTGTAAGCGTTAGAACCATCTAAATCTACTCTTACTGTTTCATTAACTTGTCTACGCAAACTCACTACATTACCTGTTATAAGCGTGGTTATTTGTGTGTCCGGGTCTTTACCTAATGAAGTCCCGGCTATCTGCGTTGTTGTAGCTTGTGCTAAAACATCCTCATCTTCGTCTACAGCTAAGGCATCTAACACATTTAATAAATCCTCTAAATAATTTACATCAAGATAATTTATATCTAATTCTGTAAATTGTAAGCTATCTTCTTTTAGATAATCTTCAGCTAAGTAATCAATATCTAAATCATTAAAATCTAGCACGCTATCTGTTTGCGTGTTTGTGCTTTCTTCTTCTGCTAAAACCTCTTGTTTGGGTGGTGTAACAATTAGCATGTTGTCTATTAGGTCTAAGGTTAAATCTAAAATTACAGGCTTGGTAGGTGCAGACTCAAACACGCTTACTGTAGTAGCTTCATAAGGTTTGTTTAATATTACTGTACCCATGGCTGTTACTACTTCTATTTCACCACTAGATAAGCCAAAAGCATCAGGCAAAAGAATTATTAGACTTCTGCCTAGCTCATCAACCGTAGCAGTAAAATCAGTACCCCTAATTGCTATATTTGCAGTAGGTGTTTTAAGTTGGATATTCTGTTTGTCTATACGATTTAGATTACCTGTAATAAACCTTGCTGTGCCTAAACCAAATGTTAAAGCCATTTTAGATTTGCTAGGGTCTGGGTCAAATATATATGAGTCTATAACAAGTTCAGACCATTCTGTGAGTTTAACTACAGAATCATCTAAAAATTTAATAGCCATGCGACCATCTTTAGTTATGGCCTCATCGTTGCTCTGTATGGCAAACTTTAAATTTGCATCGTATGGCTTATCCCGGACTATTTGTGCTGTACCGTTTAGCTCAGCTATGTCACCTATATCAACAGCTTGTGCTTGTACCTTGGTCGTTTTGAATAATACAAACAGTAGAAGCAGCAGTGCCAGAAACCGAAATAACTTTAAGCCAATCGTTGTCCTGTGTTCTTCCTCT